TGGTGGTCGCACCAGCACCACCGCTACCGATTGCTCCAGAGTACTGGAAGAAGATGATGTTGCTTCCGAATGAATTGCCAGGAGTTCCAGTAGAGGTGGTTCCACCCGTTCCGCTGTTTCCGCCATTTCGCACAAAACCAGCAAAAGATGTGCTTCCTCCAGGGCCGCTTCCAGAAGCACCATTGGTGCTGTCCGTGGTTCTTGCGGCACCACCAATCGCACCAGCACCGACGGTTACGGTTTCTGTCGCACCAAGGGCGTCCGCACCGACACGGGAATAGATGATTGAAGAGCCTGCACCACCACCACCACCGCAACGACCAGAGGTGGTTGGCCACATGCCACCAGAACCACCAGCACCGCCACCGCCTACAAGGTAGACTTCGACGAACTTGGCACCAGCGGGCTTCGTCCAAGTGAAGGTACCGCTGGTGGTCGGAGAACCGAAAATCTGGATGTCCACGCCACCGCTACCACCGCCGCCAGCCGCTACCCAAGATACATCATAGTCGGTCGCAGAGTTCTTGGCAAGCACCTGTCCAGTCGTGCCGCCAGAAGGGATATCGTGCGGGGCCGTTGCCTGCGTGGTGGCATCGGCGAAGGTGATCACAGCACCAGAGGAAGCCGCCAAAGTAAGGCCAGAAGAGTTGAGCGTGGCGTTGCTTCCGCCAGTAACAGTCCCAGCCGACAGCGTACCAGATAGGGTAATGTCTGGGACGAAGTTAGCGGTGCTGGTATCATACAACTGACCGCTGGTATAGGTCAGCGTGCCAGAACCGCTACCGCCTCCAGCGATCACCCAGGCTCCATTGTTGCGTCCATAGGTGGAGCCATCAGAAGGAGCATCGCCGATGCCAGCCGTGGTCTGGATGGTCGCATCCGCAAAGGTGATGCCAGTACCATTGACCGATAGGCCAGACACCGTGGTTCCGTTGCCGAACTCCAAGGCCGTCTGGTTCAACTGAACGAAGTTGTCAGAACTATCAATGGACTTAACCGTTCCACCCGTGACCTGGATTGAGGTCGTTCCGTTGGGGATGATGAAGTTGCTCGGGTTCGTCAGCGGGTAGTAGTAAGCCGCAACATACGAAGAATTGACATACCCCTGGTTCTTGACGAAGTCCAGGTTGGTGCATGGACGAACCTAACCTCTGGCCAATACCTCATCGCCGATGGGTCTTATGTGACCAACATCACGGCTGGCGACATCATCGTGTCGGACGCCGCTGGGTCTGGCCTGCGTTTGACCAACACGGGCATCCTGTTCCCAGACGCCACCACCCAGTCCACGGCGTATCCTGGCCCTTCCTATTGGATTCAATCCCCTGCGGTGGCCGCTACGGACGGACAAATCCCCGCCTGGGATGCGGCCACCTCCCGTCCCATCTGGATCGATAACTCGGCTCGATCGCTGTTCTTGGTCGGCGTCAACAAGACGGGTTCGACCATCCCGAAGGGTTCAGCGGTTTATGTCAGCGGTGCGACTGGCGGCACGCCCGAAATCACGATGGCACAGGCCAACTCGGAAATCGCCTCGTCCCGCACGATTGGCGTTACGACCGCCGATATCGCCAACAACGCCACGGGTAATGTCGTGGTCGGCGGTGCGGCCACAAAGTTGGATACCTCGGCTTACTCGGAAGGCCAAATCCTATACCTGTCCGCTACGGTCGATGGTGGCTTCACAACCACTTTGCCTACCCAGCCTTTGCATGGCGTAGTCATCGGTTATGTGACCCGTTCCAACAACAGCAACGGTGTCATCGAAGTCGCCATCCAGAACTACCAAGAACTCGGTGAACTGTCCGATGTTCTGATTTCCAGCAAGACGAACCTCGATCTGCTTTCTTGGGACTCGGCTTCATCGACTTGGAAGAACAAGTCCTTCGCCACCCTTGGCCTGTTGACCTCGGCTACGGCGGCCTCGACCTATCAGCCTATCGGCTCCTACCTCACGGACGCCCCCTCGGACGGCACGACCTACGGACGCAAGGATGGGGCTTGGTATGCGGTCACCTCGGGCGGTGGGACTTGGGGTAGCATCACCGGAACCCTCTCCGACCAGACGGATCTCCAGACGGAACTCGACCTCAAGGCACCCTTGGCTGGTCCTGCCTTCTCGGGCACGGCGACCTTCACGGGTTCGGGTGGAACGGTCAGCCTCAACGATGTCGGTCTCGACCTCTCGGCCTCTACGGGTGGCGGAGGTGTTGAGGTTCTCGACCAGCCCGAGGACGCAGACGTAACCGTTCTGGTTGTTCGTGATGTCCGTGATCACGATGCCGAAGGTCTGGGCGGAGGTCGCGTCGCCCGTGGCGATGGCCTTCGTGACCGTGACCTTGTTGCCGGCCCCGCCGTTGATGTAGACGACAGTCCCCTTCGTGAGGGTCGCCCCCGTCTCGTTGCGGACCTGTGCCCGCACTTGGGTCGTCGAGCCGGAAGGGAAGCCGAAGTCAAGGACGGCGTTGAGGTTCGTCCCGCTGTTGACGACCGTGGGAGTCGCGTCAGGAGCGAGAGCCGTCACCGTGCCGATGGCGATGGTCGCCGCAGGGCCGGGGGTGCCGAGTTCCGCCGACAGTACCGCGGGGGCCGTGGCGAGGACGGAAACCGACAGGGTGCCCGTGGTCTCGGCAATCGTCACCGAGAGCGTCCCCAGGACTTCAGACGAGATGGAGATGGGCATCGGGGGTTAGTCGGTGACTTGGTCGATGACGGAGAGACGCATCGTCTCCGAGTAGAAGATGGTCGTCGAGTAGGCGAACTTGATGTCCCAGCGGGCGTTGCCGAGCGTCCACTTGGTCGTGTCGGGAACGGAGGCCACGAAGGACAGGCCGCCGCCCGCCATGGTGATCGTGCAGGGGTAGGTGTTGTCGTCCGAGTCGATGATGCTCGAGGTGATGGTCGTCGTCAGCAGGTTGGCGGGACCGCCCGCTTGGGGGGTGTAGGTCACGGTGCCCGCGAAGGTCGTGCCGCGCTTGAAGGTGACGGTGGTCGAGCAGGTCATGGCGTCTTATTGTTGGCGGGATTGGAAGGGGGGCGTCAGATGGTGATGCTTTCCGTGGGGTTGGCCCCGCCCGACCACTTGGTCGACCCGGTGTAATTGCCTTCCCAAGCGATTTGCTCGGTCTCGTAGTCGGGGGTCGTCCACCATGAGGGAGGCGTGAAGCCGTCATCTTCCCAGCGATAGGGGCCTTCGTAGAAGATGTTGAAGGGGATGGTGATTGGGCCGACGAGGTGCTGCGTGACGACCCAAGAGGTGGTCGCGTTGTTCCAGGAGATGGTGGCGACGCGGAGCCGCTGGCAGTTGTAGTTCTTCAGCTTGTTGACTTGGTCGATTTCGAGGTTGCCGTTGATTTCGTAGGGCGGGTCGGGGATGCTGATGGACACCGGGGCGTACTCGAAGGCGTTGGTCCAAGTCTGGCGATCGCAGTCCCCTTCTCCGAGCCAAGGGGTGGTCTTCGTGTATGCATCTCCGCCGACCTCCATCAGCGCCGCGTAGGGCACGCCAGCCGTCAGGGTTCCGCTTGCGATGTTGTAGTGGTTGAGGATGACGCTGAAGACGTACTCCTTGGTCGTGGCGGGAGCGACAGGAGGGACGAGCGTGAAGGTCGCCCCTTGGTCGATGAGGTCGTTGTTTGCCGTGACCGCAGCCGTCTTGGACCCGGTGGGGTAGACCGCCATGCCGACCAAGTTATACTCGCGGAGGCAACTGAGGAAGGAGTTGTCGGCGGTCCGGCAGATGACCCGCATCTTGGAGAAGATTGCCGTGTTCGTGCCCGTGGGGATTTCAACCTCGCCACCGCCGTCTGGGATGACGTTCGAGGGCGTATCTCCGACCAAGGGCGTCCAGACCTGATTGATGTCCAAGGTCGTCCCGCTGCTCGACGCGCTGAAAGAAAGCCCGACTCCTGGTTGGATGCTCATCAGATGTTCGTATAAACCTTATTGGACCAGCCGGTCTTGGAGTAGCGGATCTCGTAGTTGATTTTATATAGGGCGCCGAACTGCTCGACGTTGACTTGGGAGAGTAGGTTCTTGTGGCCTACGGCAGCGACCGTGCCGATGGGCGCCCATGAGGGGAGCAAGGCGAAGACGCCCCAAGAGGTCGTTGCGGTTGCCGTATTGAGCAGGGCCAAGAGGGCTTGGACGTCCGCAAGGGTCGTCGAGTACATGACGCCCGAGTAGGAGGTCGTGGACGCGAGGTAGTTGGTCTTGCCGTAAAGGCTGGGGAAGGTCGGGTCGACGAAGCCGATGAAGCGACCGCCGTTCTGAGATTCAAAGCATGACCCATTGGAACCGATGTAAGATTGCGTGTCCTTGATGGGTGCGGTCTTGGTTTTGACGATTGGGCCAAGGCTGCTTTGCGTGTACGGACCAGGCCCGGCGATGACGCCAGAGAAAAGAGGGTCAGCCGTGAAAAAGTTGGGGTGCGAGCTGATGGGTTCGCTGGTCAGGCCGTTTGCCGCGGAGGTGTTCGGGTTCGTGCGGACGCCGCTGTTGAAGGACGGGTCGATGCCGACGTAGTCCACCGTGACGGTTGCGATGTCCAGGGCGTCCCAGCTGATGCGCCACTTGTCGATTTTGAGGTAGGTGTAGGACGGGTCGGGGTGGGCCGTCCCCTTGACTAGGAAGGCCGTGAGGGCGGAGGTCGTGTCGGCCTTGTAGACGCTGACCGAGGTGTGCAGGCCGAAGCCGTCCGAGACGACCGTCCAGCCAGATTGCAGGATCGGGGCGACGAGGTCGTTGCCGGTGTTTACGATAGCCATGGGGAATTAGTTGCCGCCCTTGAGCAAGGCAGCGCGGGAGGGTGAGGTGGATTTGGTGAAGTCGGTTGGGACGCCTCCGCCTGATCCGCGGCTAATGCTCTCAAGGAGTGCTGTCTGCTTTCGAGACTCTTCGAGCTGGGCGGTCATGGCTTCCATGACAGGGTTTGCGCCGACTCCGACGATATTGCCAAAACCTTCGGGGGTCTTGAATGAGGTCGGCCCGGTGGGTGGTGGTGGGTTCTTCTTAGCCTCTTCAGCAGCGTCTTTAGCAATGATAGCCTGCACGGTGTCTTGAACATTCTTGTCCTTGGACATATCACCGCGCACCATGCTTCGGTAATAACCAAGTGTGATATCGTTCTTTAATTTGTTATTCTCCTTTTCCATCGCATCATTGAACCAGTTCTTTTCGCCGGGATACTCATCAATTTTTTCCTGCACTAATTGTTTACCTCTTGGGTCTTTCAATAAAAAGTCACTTGTGACTTCCTCGCGGGTCAATTTAGCTTCTTCTTTTGTTTCCTTGGCCTTTTTTTCGTTGGCTTTCCTTTTCTCATAATACCTATCCTCTGCGGACATCAGCTCGTTAGTGTCGTTAAGGGCGGCTTGGTGTGCCTCATCTCGCTTTCTCTGATTTTCCGCGATCATCTTACCAATCAGCCCAAGGACGGTGCTGAGGATAGCCATCGGACCAAGGAAGGACAGGAAGATGTCCTTGAAGGATGTGCCGAACTTCTTGCCGATGTCACCAATCTGCTTTTCGAAGGAAGAGGTCGCCGCCTTGGCCTTGTCCATGGCCTGCGGGACGTCGGAGGTCGTCTTGATGTTGAGTTCCAGGGATTGGGCCATGTTAGTCGGTCTTCTCCTTTGCAGGATTGGAAGCGGACGCGGCCTGCTCGGAGGCCATGAAGGCTTCCTCCTCGGGCGTCATGATCGCCACCTCGGCACCCTTGCGGATGGCTAGGGCTGAGTTAAGCCAGATGGCTTGACACTCCGGCATCTCCCATGCCCGCTTCTCCTCGATGCCCGAGGCGATGAGGTTGGCGACGATGGAGAGGGGCCAAGGAACGCCTTTGTTGCCTCCGCTCTTACTGTTGTCCTGTTCCCAGAACTTGGGCCAGTCATGGACTAGGACGTAGCCGGCAAAGGCCTTGAGCATCTGCTCAAACCTTACTGGATTATGGTTGAGCATTGAAATGCGTATTTTGTCCCGCCAAGTAATCTCCCCAAGTGGTTCCTCGGCGCATACCTTGCAGGCAAAGACAAGGTCGGCGGGGGAGACCATGCCTTCGCCCATGATCAGCGGGGACTTGAAGGCCATCAGTCTCACGCGGTACTTGAGGCACCACGGATAAAGCGAACGACCCAGCAACTTGAAGGGAGCCGGGTCGATGAAGGCGTTCAGAAAGCGGTCGTCCATTCCTGGACTATGCCCCTGCCGTCCGCTGGGTCAATTAGGGCGTGACGTCAACGCCTTCGTAGCAAACCGCCGTGACCGAGACCGAGGCAAAGTCCTTGTTGGTGCCCTTCTCGGAAACTGCCGTGACAGTACCTTCGTAAGACACCGAAGCCGTGCCACCAGAATAGGCTGAAGCGGTGTTAATGGTGAAACTAAAAACTGCCCCAAGGAGAGGCATGGTCGAAGCCTTGCAGATGCCGTCGACGGTGATTTCCGTCTTACGGTCGTTGTAGCGGGCGGTCTTGGTCAAGCCAGTCTCGTCAGCCACCGTGTTCGACAGGTTGAAGGTCGAGTTGACCGTGTAGGACTGCACGAAGAGGTTCAAGACGGTGCCATTGATGCCATAGAGGCAGGTGGTTCCAGTAGAGACGGCGGCCATTTGTCTTTGCCCTGTTTGGAATAACTATCAGGGGGCGAGGCAGACCATCACCGAGAAGGAGAAGGCGGTCGCCCAGGAGCGTTCGTCCACCCCTTCGTCCTCGGAGCCGATGGTGACGTCGTAGCAGGACGCGTCGGCCCCAGCCGTGAAGGCGGCTTGGATGCTTGCGAGGTCTCGCATATTGCCGACCAAGGCGGCGCAACGGAGGCGGTGATCGGCGAGGGTCGTGTCGTCGGCGTTGGAGAAGAGGGTGATGCGGACCGAGCAGTCGTAGTTGCCCTCGCCCTCGGGCAGGCTACCGGGCGGGCGGGCGGAGTCGCAGAGGACCACGGCCTTGGGCAGGGTCTGGGTCGCGGCGGAGTCACCCGTCAGGAAGGAGACGGTGGTCAGGCCCGTCTGCATTGACAGGTAGGTGGCGAGCGTGGACTCGACGATGTGGCGGATGGAAGCGGGCATGGTTATTTGCGGTTAAACTTTTTGATGTCGTCGTCGACAAGGTTGCGGATTTTGGCGGGCATCTGCTTGACGCGGTTGCCGTAGACTAGGCCGAGGACATCCGCTTGGTCGGCGATGCCGAAGATGTTGCCGTGGAGGTTGCGGATGGTGACGTCGGCTAACTTGTCGGAGAAGCTCGTGACGCTTTGTCCAGGGACGCTGCTGTGCTTGGTAATCCAGCCCGCTGCTCGTAGCTTGGACCCGGCGTTCTTCTCGACCCCGTTGATGACGGGCTTGGGCAGGGACATCAAAGCCCGATACCAGCCCGACTTGATGGCACCGACGGCCTTCTGGCGTTGCTCGACAAAGGTGTCGATGTCCGCCTTGCGCTCGACGACCCGCTTGTCGAGGGACTTGACCCCGCTGACGTTGCGACCGTTCTTCCAGAGACGGCCTTGGGTGCGGACGTAGATCGGCTTGTAGGCCGCGTCGATTTCCGAGGGGCTTTGAATGAAGCCGGCATTTGCACCGAAGTCATTGGCGGCGACTCGGCTGCCGATGCGGTTGAAGTAGTTCCTAGCCTTCTTGAAGCCCTCATCGGTGCCGAAGCCCTTGTACTGCTGGGATAGGATGCGGGCGACGAAGGAATTGGCCGAGATGATGGAGGACTGGGACGAGGCCAACTTCCAGAAGAGGCCGGAGTTGTTGTTCAAGGCGAGGGAGCCAAGCCGCTTGATGACGCGGGCGGCCTTCGTGCTGTTGCTTCCGCCCGTCAAAGGTTCGACCACCTTGCCGACGTCTCGGTCGATGGCCCGCTCGCCCGCCTTCTTGGCGTTGTTGGAAAGGCCAGCGCCACCGCCCTTGACGAGGGGAGGGGTGAACATGGCGGCGTCTTGGCAGGCTAGGGCGGCTTGCTCCAAGGTGGCGTCGCGGATGGTCTGCTTGCTGGCGGCGGCAAACTTCTGGATGGCGGACACGAAAGCCTGATGGCTCGCCGGCGTCAGGGATACCTTGACCACTTTATTGGTTGTCGTCGATGACGACGAGCGTGATCCACGCCGACCCGGGCTTGTAGGTCTGGGTCGTGATGCGGACGGTCTTGCCCCCAGCCACGATTTTCTTCCCTTGGGCGAGGGAGGCGATGGGGACACCGCCCGACAGTAGGGCCGCCGATGCCCCATTAGACCCATCTGGGAGGCTCCAGGAGGCGTTAACGGCGGGAAGGCGGACGGTGTACTGGGTCCGCTCACAATACCCCCCTGCCTCGAGGACGGTGGCGACGGCGGGGTCGGAGATGAGGCAGAGGAAGGTGATGGCCCCAGAGTTGGCGGAGCCAGCCACGCCGAAGTCGGCAATCATCTCCTTCGCGTCGGGCAGGAACTCAGAATAGAGGCTCATCACTTTTGCCCGATTTGGCATAAAAACAAAAGACCCCCAAGGGGTGAGCCAAGGGGGTCTCGTTTAAGCGGCTAGGCCGCCACCGTTTAGGCGGTGGTCAGGCGGCGGAGGGACGTCGCACGACCCACGGCGCAACCGAAGAGGAGGGTAGCCGTGACGTTGAGGTAGCCCGACTGCTCCTGGATCACCATGACCTGAACCGAGAGGCCGGTCGCCGGGTCCGTGGCCTGAGAGACTTCAGCGCCAGGGATTTCGTTGAACGGGAGGGCGGTGGCGACAGCGATCGCGTCAGCGCCGCAGATGAAGCCCGCGAGGGACTCGGCGTTGGCGGAGAGGTTGCTGAACTGGTAGACCTGAGCGCCGGCGACCGAGCCGATGGAGCCGGTCGAGATGACGTTCGCACCGAGCTGGAAGGCGGCGATGATGGACGAGTCGCTGCGGAGGTCGGACAGGTAGCCGTTGCCGAGGACGAGGGCGCGCTTGTCGGGAGCCTTGGCGTCATCGAGGGTCTTCTGAGCGGCGACGACTTCAGCGTAGGAGATGTTGGCGCCGGTGTTCGTGCCGGAGCTGTAGTTCGCGGCGGTGATGAGGCTGTTGATTTCCGTCATGCACTTCTGGGACAGGGCGATGGCGGCGGTCTCGGCGAAGTTGGTCGCGAAGAACTGCATGCCGTACTCGCGGACGTCGAGCGGGCTGAAGCGGCTGGACACCTTGAAGTGCTTGAGGGTGACGCTCGTCGAGGTGACGGTGGCGTCGTCCTGCGTGAGGTAGCCGCCAGCACCGAACTCGGTGGCGGTCGACGTGCCGATGAGGGGGACCTGGATGGTCTTGCCGGCGCCGGCGATGGACGAGGTGAAGACGGACGAGAAGCCGTTCAGGACGGGCAACTTGTTGGCCAGAGCAGCGATGACGCCGCTTGCCAATACACTAGGAGCACTTGCAATGGAATTTGCCATTTTATTATATTATTTGGGTGAGAATTAGGGTTAGGGAAAATTAGAGCTTCACGCCGCCGTAGATGGCGAGGGCGTGCTTGGCGAAGTAGTCGGCCTTGGCCTTCGGGTCGGTCAGGCTGTTGAAGACAGCGAGGTGGTCGACGGGGCCGGCAGGGGCTTCGGTGCCAGGAGCGGAGGCCACGGGTTCGACGCCGACGGAGGCGACGATCTTGGCGGCTTCTTGGGAGGCGGTCACCTTGTTGGCCTGAGCCTCGGCGATGATGGCCTTGAGGGACTCGGCTTCCTTGGCGGCGATTTCGAGGCGACCATTGAGGTCGGCAATCATCGCTTCCTTCGTGACGACATCGGCCTTCACGGCGGTCAATTCGTCAGCGGCGCCGACGGTCAACTTCTCCACGGTGGCGCGGAGGTCGTCGCGTTCGGCGGTGAGGGCCGTGGCGACGGTGCGGAGTTCGAGGACTTCGGCTTCGGGAGTGATCTTGCTCATGCTTGTAATTGGCGAGTTTGGAATAATCAGAACGAGCGAAGGGCTTCCTCGAAGGAGTCGGCGAGGCCCGTGACGAGACCGAGGCGGGCGGCTTGCTTGCCCGAGAAGGTGCCACCCGTGAAGGCGTCGGCGGAGACATTCGTGCGGGTCATGCGGACGGAGGCCATGAAGTCCTCGTCGATGCCGTCGACCTGTGCCTGGAGGTCGGCAATCTGGGCTTCCGTGAGGGACGTGCCTTCGATGCCGGCACCCTTGAGCGGGGACTGCTTGGACTTGATGACGACCATGCGGACGCCCGCGTCGGCGTAGGCTTGGGAGAAGTCGGGGACGACCATGTAGACGCCCACGGAACCGATGGAGCCAGAGGGCAGGGCGGTGAACTTGTCGGCGGCGGCGGCAATCCAGAGGGCGGCGCTGTTGGCTTCCTCGCCGTAGGCCATCGTCGGCTTGCTCATGCGGCGGATTTTCGAGGCGAGTTCGGGGACGCCCGTGACCGTGCCACCGGGCGAGTTGACGCGGAAGGCGATTTTCTTGACCGCAGGGTCGGCCTCGAAGGCGTCGATGGCTTCCGAGATGGTGTCGATGTCGGCGGCCCCGAGCATGGACTCAAGGGGGCTGATGCCCCGACCGATCACGCCGTCGATGGGGATGACGCCGATGCCGTCGTTGCGGACGTAGGCTTGCGGGCGGTCGCCGAGAAGCTTGGCGATGATGTCCGAGAAAGCGTACTTGTCGGCGAGGGTCTTCGCGTCAGCCGCACGATGCGGGTCGATGGCGAGAGGTTCGCGACCCTTGAGGCCGTTTTGGAGGAAGCGCATGATTAGTTGGGGATGATTGGGTTGGGGGCTTGCTCTTCGGTTTCGTCCCCTTCGTCTTCGGGGTCGGTCAAGGGCTTCGTGCCGGACTCGGCTTCGTCCTCGGCCTCATCCTCTGCGGACTCCTCGACCTCCTTGGGCTGGGGTTGCATATTCGTGAAGCGCTGCATGGCTTCCTCGAAAGACACCATGCCACCCGTCTCGGCGACGACTTGCTTGGCGAAGAGGATGTCCTGGACGTGTTCCTTGAAGGTCTTGCGGAAGTCGACGCCCCGCTTCTTGGCGATGGCGGAGAAGGAGGTGAGACCTGCCCGGAGGTCTTCGCGGTCGTTGGCGGAGTCGCGACCGTTGTCGATGGACGGGGCTTGCGGGACGGAGAACTCGACATCAGACCACTTGGGGTCGTCAGGGAGAAGGCCCTTGCTGATGCCGTCGGAGATACGCCATTGCCAATCGGGGACGCAGTAGTCGTCGTGGACCATGCATTGGATTTGACCGACGAAGCGGTCGGCCTTGCCAAGCACCATGCGGACGAGGGCCGAGCCGGCCTTGGAGCCGTCGCCGACGACCTCGTAGGGGAGACCGCCGCTGGCGATCATGCGGGCGAGGATGGCGTTGAACATCTCCATCGACTGGCGAGGGAAGTTCGGGGAGACAGACTTGAGGTCTTCGTCGGGAGGCCACGGCAACCGCCGAGGATGCACCCAATGGTTGACCTTTTCCGTAAACCCACAAAGTTCATAGCAAGCGTGCCGGGGGTTTGTGGGAACCCTCAATGGCTTGGAGGTTCGGATCGTTGGCCCTCGGCACGCCCCCTTTGCTTCCAATCCGAGCAAGTTTAACATGGCTTCCGGCATTTTCATCGGCCTCGAGGAGTGCGAACTGCTCGCCATCCGCTCCAAGGCTGTCGCCCTCATCACCGAAGGTAAGACCTTGATGTCGTACTCCGACAGCGGCTCGTCCGCGTCCAAGCAGTTCGCCATGCCTCCGAAGGAGATGTTGGCTGAGGCAAGCTTCGCCCTCTACCAACTCGACCCCCAGCAGTACGCCGCCCTCCGTCGCACGACCGTCATCGATGTGCGCTGGGACAACCGAATGATTTAATCCATGCCCGCCCCCAAGAAGCCCAAGAAGCCCATCGCGAAGAAGCCCACGACCCCCGTCGGTCAGGGCGGTACGCCTAAGGCCAACGCCTGGTCGACGAACTGGCAGAACGCCGGCCCGTCCTTCGCCCGCCGTGCATGGTACGGCTCCAACCCGCAGGACGCCCGCCGCGACCTTAATCCGTCCGACCGTCTGTCCCTGATCCAGAAGGCCCGCTACGCCGAGAAGAACTACCCGGCGATGGTTCAGTTCGTGAATGACATGGTCATGTACACCGTCGGCGACGGCATGATGCCAACCTCCCACGCCTCTGACCCTGCGAAGGCCCGCCTCTACGAGGAGTACTATCACCGCGAAACCCGCCGGGCCGACATCACGGGTCGCTTCACGGGCGAGCAACTGCAACGCATCATCGTCCACACTTGGGCGGTCGACGGCGAAATCTTCGCCCTCAAGGTGCGTGACTCGCAGAACCGAGCGAAGACCCAGCTCATCGAAGGCCACCGCGTCATCTCCCCGACCGACCCCGCCCAACTGACGAAGGACACTTGGGACGGTTTCCGCTTCGGCCCCTACGGCGAAGTCATCGGCATCTGGGTCCAGAACGACGACCAGTCCTTCCGCCTCATCCCTGCCGAGTCCTTCATGCAGGTGGCGAACCAATCCCGCATCACCTCCGCCCACGGCATCCCCCCGATGCAACAGGCGCTCAACTCGATGCAGGACCAGAACGAGATCATCGAGCTGGAGAAGCGGGCCGTCAAGCAAGTGACCGACGTCCCGAGCGTGCTGACCAAGAACGGCGGCTTCGCGGATGCCTCCCTCGTCTCCGACTTGAACGGCGGCGGTGCCACGGACTTCGGCAACATCGGCGCCCAGATGGGCGGTAAACTCCTCGTCCTTGAACCCGGCGAAGACCTCAAGTCCGTCAGCCCGAACTTCCCTCGCCAGTCGATGGAGATGTTCAACGCCATCCTCGCCCGCATGATCGCCAGCGGCGGTCTCCCCTA